ATATGAAGCGCACGTACCCACGGCGCTTGCAGCGGAGCAGCGGGTAGTGTCTGCCGGATGCGGCGATCCGGGAGCGTCAACAGGCCCATGCAGCGCCCATGCTCAGGTGTACTGGCCCTGCACCGAAACGGCTTTAAGCGACCAGTTGGCGGAGATCGTCTGCCCGGATTTGTTGAGCACGTAGGGGCGCATCAGCGTAGGGTTGAAGCTGACATTGGCCGAGACAAATCGCATATTCGTGTTCGCCGTAGGCGCTTTGGTGCACTCGAAATATCCGGCCAGCGTGGCATAGGGCAGGCGGCTGCTGCCGGCTGTGAGGTCGACGTCCGGCAGGTTAGTGCCATCGAGGATCGGCACCAGATACAGCTCGGCCGCGATGGTGCCGGCGACGATTCCGGTGATCGTTGCCCACTGGCAGACGAAATCGAACTGCGCCTGCAGGTCGTCCGGGAAGTTTCCGCCTGCGCGGGCGTCGAAATCTGCGGTCGCGTTCGCCACGCCGGCGCTTCCAGTCGTCAGGCTTCCGCCGGTCGTCGTGAGCGTGACAATCGAGCGCTCTTTGGCGCGAATATCGCCGGCCATGTCAGTTCACCAGCAGGTTAGCTTCCGCCTGCGTCACAAGTTGTGCCCACGTGCGCTTGAGCGCCGAGACGCCACCCAGGGCTGCCGGAGTGGTTCCGCCGATTGCTTTTTGTGCGTTGGTGGCAAAGACCGTGAGGGCGCCGTTGACCATCTTGGCAAGCTGCGCGGAATCTGTGTAGCCTCCCGTCACCGCGAAAATATCGGCAAAGCCGGCGCGAATCGCACCCTTCGATGCGTCCACCAGTCCGCGATCCATCACCATACGCAGCGCGTCACGCTTGCCCGCGCTTAGGCTGTCATACGTGCTGATTGTCAGGGAGTCGAAGATGTCGGAAGCCGTGGCCGCGGTGCTCCAAGCCAAAGTGGATGACGGGCCATTGCACCATTCGCGCAGGGAATAGGAATCGCCTGCCGTGCGCATCGGGCCGGCAGTCGGATCGGCGATGATCGCCGCTTTGAGGGTGGCGAGTTGTGCTTGAGTGAGTGACATGGCATTTTCTCCTTAAACCGGGGTGATTCTGAAAACGTCCGTACCGGCGCCCTGAAAGTCGAGCGTCAACGAACCGGACACAATACTGGCTGTGCCAGCCGATGAAATTTCGATGTAGCCCAGGGCACGCTTGTTGGCGTCGGTGTCGTTGTAGATGATGCCGTAGGCGCCGTTGCTGAACCCGCTGGCGTTCTGCGGGATAACCACGTCCGTGGCCCGCAGTGTCGGTACTTTGGGCGATGACCCGATCTCTGTGAACGTCACCGATGCGAGCGTGATCGGTCCGGTGTATCCACCGCCCGTACTGACCTGGTTTGCCGCAAAGTTGGTGGTGCCGGTTCCGCCCCAGTGCGGGATGGCGGTGTCCGTCGTCGGGACCGTAGCGTTCGTGACGATCCCGAGTTTCAGAACATCCGACGTGAGATTGTGAATCTTGGTGCCGAGCTGCAGAAGCCCCGCAGAAAACCACTTGATATCGCCAGTTGCCATTGCCTGTCCCTCTAGTTGTCGCCGGCGCTGGTGCGCAGTTCGGCGGAAATGACCACCGCGCGCACGGGGTCGGATATCGAAACTTCAAAGACGCGATCTCGCGCCATGCCAAGCCGGCGCCAGATCGCCCGGTCGCGGTATCGGCCGATCTTGCCGATTGTGCGCCAATGCTCGTTTGACCACGTGCTCCCGCCGTCGTTGGACCACCGCAGCATGACTTGCGGGTCGTCGCCCTGCCCTGCGCCGTCGATGCCCACGCCCGGCTGGAACTGAAGCTGCAGCGAGTGGAAGAAAAGCCGGTCGAGGTCGTGTGTCAGGTGAATGGCCCGGCGCAGTCTGCGGATAGCCGCGCCGTTCTCTGTGAAAACGTCCGTGCTCAGTTCGTAGATGGCGCCGGTCTCATAGTCGCCCACGAGGTTTTTGCCATGGAAACTGGCGGCGCACTGCCCCCGGTGGCGGTGGTATCCGGTGCTGTCATACGATAGCCACTTGCACCACTTGTCACTCGCAAGGTCGTAGCACCACGTCAGATCGATGGTGGGGAAAGTCACCACGTAGAACTCATGTCCGCCCATCTGGAAGGTCCAAGCATTGGCAGTGCTCAGGTCTTGCCCGATCAGCGTCTTTTCAACCGCGTGCGTGCTCAGCCGGCGAACTCCGTACCCCTCCAGTCTGGCAATGATGCCTTGCCCGCGGGCGTCCCGCGCCACGAAGGCGACGGACTCGCCAAGCCGGGAGACGGATTCGGCGGCCGCCAGTCCGTGCTGTGTGCTGCTGCCTGGTATCCGGGCGAACGGGAAGGGGAACGATCCGACGTCCACCCACGCCTCGGTCGTCGTCTCGCCAAGCAGGAACAGTTCGCGACCGATTACGGCCATAGCCACGAGGTTGTCTGGCGAGCCGTCCTTGCTAGAAAAGCTGAGCGCGGGAGTGGTGGTAGACAGCGCCTCGGTCGCCGCAAATTGCTGTGTTCCCCCGCGCGCATACAGGATGTAGTTGTCGAGAGTACATGCGGCAGATCCGCCTTGCCATGGGCCGTCTGTGGGCGGCAAGACCGCGAAGGTCCCGCCGCCGAGGGCGTAACTGTAGCGGTCTCCGCTGTCGACGATAAGCGCGGCGATCCCGTTGTCTGCAATCGAGACAGGCCCGCTGGTGGTTGTCAGGTTGCCCACCCACGTGACGGCTAGGGAAGGGCTGAGCGAATAGAGGCCGCGCCCGCAGACTACAAGGAGTTCATTCCCGCCGCTGCAGGTGTGCATAGCGCGCGCAGGGCCGGGCGTTGTCGGCTGCGCGGCAATGGTGTAGCCAGGCATGGGGTAGAGCGCCGTGGCGCCCCGTTCTGGCGGTCCCTGCGGGCCGCCTGGCGCCTTGGTCGGGTCGGTTTCGCAGTACCAGTTGATAAGCTCCTGCGCATCCTGGTAGATGCTAGGTGCTTCGTAGGCACCGCCGACAAAGCCAAAGTCGGGCATTAGTTGAATCCGCCACTGTAGATCCACGCTGCGTCTACGCGCCCGGTGCGCACCAGCGATCCATCAAACTTGCTGACCGGCGACGGGGCCATGTTGGTCGCTTTCAGCAGGCCCTTTGCCTGGCGCGCGTACTTCGAGATAAGCCCGGCGTCTGCGCCCTTGCCGTAACTTGGCAAAAGCTCGTAAGCGAGGCACCGGCGAAGGGCCATTTCATAGCCTTGCGGGAAAAGCACGGTGTCATTGATGGTCGCGAACTGTGTAAAAATCTGCTCACACCAGAGGTGGATTTCGCCGGAGGACGGATTCGGCCAGAATTTGATCGTTCCAAGAGGCGTCCCGCTGTTGTAGTACAGCACGCTCGGCCACGGCCCGGGCAGTTGCTTCAATCCGATCAGCTCGTACTGGTCGAGGCCGATCACTTGCACGGGGTAGTCTATGTTGGACACCCGCACGAAAGCATGTGTGATCGACAGCGGGCGGAAGGTCGCGTTGATCGTACCGCCCACCCCGATAGTCCAGTCCGTACCGCCGCCGCCGATGGTCGCCGTGATTTCCGTCATCGAAACGATCAGGAAATCCTCGTTGCTCCACTGGTCGAGCATCATGTTCAGCAGCGTGAACGCCTCTGCTGAATCTTCCGCCTCTACTGGCTCGCCTGCAGCCCTCGCCCCGAGGTCCAGCAGCGCCCCGGCTATCAGGTCAATGGGCTGCGTCATGGCGTCAGGCCGGGGATACCGGCGTTACATAGACCATCGCGGGACCGGCAGCGGACCCGATAGCAGTGACGTAGGGCGTGAGCGAGGTGAGAGGCAACAGCACGGGGCCCGTCATGAGCGCCGGCAGTATGTAGTCTCCCGTGGTTCCATCGCCCGGCAGCACGGAAGCCACGCCGGTTTGCGAGAATTTGATTGCCACCGTGTTCGGTCCGGTGTTCAGGCAGGCCACCCACGTCGGATATTCACCGGAGTACAGTGTCAGCGCGACGGCCGCGTGCGATGTGGCCGCCACCGAAAGCCCCAGGGTCGGCCCCGCGGGGCGAAGCTGTGCAATGTTCGGCATGGCTTAGTTCGCGTTGGCCACGAGGTCGGCGGGCGATTCCGGCCGCACGATTTTCACGTAGTACTTGCCGGCCGCCGGCGTCAGGTTGCCCGCGGTCGGATTCACGAACTGCACGGTCAACGTGTTGGCCGCCGAGACGCGGGAGCTGAGGATACCCACGCCGGCAGTCTGCGCGATGGCGGGGGCGACGGTGACAAAATCGCCCATTTGCAGGCCGGGCACGGTAAAGCTCTGCTCGGGTGCTGTCACGGTGTTCACGATGGCGGGGGTAAGGATCGGCGCGATGATCCACTGATAGAGGACATTTCCGCGCGATACGGTATTTGCTGGCATGCTGTGTGCTCCAAAAACAGGCCCCGAAGGGCCTGGTCAAGCGCCTGGTGGCTCAGGAAACGTTGTAGCCGTACAGGTACAGGTCAACGGTGGCGCCGGCCACGGTCGTTCCGATGTTGGCGTACAGCACGCCGCTGGTCGCGGCCGTCACTTGCGCGGCCACCGCTGTGGCAGCGCGGACATACGCGAAGGCCGTGGTCGTCTGGCCGGTGAGCGCAGCCGTGGTGAGCACCGCAGTACCGCCCTGTGCAGGCGCGGTGTAGAGGCCCACGGTCGCCGTGGCGCAGGTCACATTCGCGTTGGTGGTAACGACGGTCGTCGGCACAAAGGCGCTGATCGGGCCGTCAATCGGGATCGCAATGTCGCCGGCGGACGACAGCGGGAGGCCCTTGTAAGCGGCAATGCGCACGAGCGCCTGGTTGTTGCCGATGGTCGGGTAATTGCTGGTTACGGTGGTAGCCGCTCCGGGGTTTGGCATTTGAATTGCTCCTGTGAGTTGTCAGGCCCCGCCGAAGCGGGGCGCGTGATCTATTAGCCAGCCACCCGGCAGGCCAGTTCGGGATACAGCGAGGCGGCGCCGTACAGCACGTCAATACGCGTTGGGATAGCATCGTTGTTGATGGTGTATTGCCGTACCACCCGGATAGACAGACCGCTGTTCGGGTCCGAAGCACGCCCGGCAAAATGCACGCCGGCAGGCACTTCGAGGTCGGCCGTTGCCAGTGTCGCCGCATTGCGGTGCACCACGATGTTCTGCGGGCTGACCACCGCGGTGGCGGTCGTACCGGCGATGCTGAACGGGGTGACAGTCGCCGTGGCACTGGTCGCGCCCACAACCACGTTTTGGAACTGGCCGCCGGTGATGATCGCCGGGCTAATGGTCACATTGAACGTACCGGCCGCGGCGCCGGCGTCTGCCATCACCACGAAGTTGCGCAGGCGGTTCGATCCGTATGCCTGGCGGTTCTGCGGGTTGGCCGCAAATACGTTGGCGATGGTGATCACGTCGCCTTGTTTAAGCGCGATGGTCTGCGAGTTGGTGAGCGTGATCGTGCTAGTGGCTGCCCAACCAGTTGCAATCGATCCGGTAAAGGCGCCGTTGGTTGCCGCCGTCAGCGTTCCGGCGGTGCTCGCCCAGGCGCCGAAAGTGTGGCTAACGATGTTCTGGTCCATTTTCCAGTCCATGCCTGCCGAATCGCGGCCCATCAGACCCTTACGGTACTGATTGCTCACCTCGTTATTCGGCACAAACAGGCCTTTGAGGGAATCCACAATGACGGCACCGGAGAACGGCTCAACGATACAACTGCGGTTTCCATCTCGGGGGGTGCCCTCTGCGTCCATGTAGGCGCCAGCGGTCAGATACGTGATCAGGCCAGAGGGCGGCGTACCCGCCACGCCCACAATGTTTGCGGTTGTGTTCTTCAGCAGGACAGCGCAATCGCGGTCGATCTTGTTGGCGATGGCGGCCACGGCGGGCTTGATAACGCGATCCGAGAAGCGGTCCATCGACAGCGCCAAATCCTGCGTGGTGAACTGAGTGTCCACGTGGAACTGCGTGTTGAGTGTAACCGGGACGCTGGTTTCGTTGAAGTCCTCGACGTTGAGCGCCGGCCCGGTAGAGCCAATAAAGCGAGGCGGCTTGCGAACGTTGACGGTAGCGCCGATCTTGGCGCCGGTAACTGCAAACTGGTCGTCATACTCGCGGGTGATGGACCCGGCGACGACAAGCGAGTTTTCCAAGACCATCAGCGATTCGTTGGTGATCTTGGAGACGGTGAGAAGGTTGTTAGCCATGCTGTGCTCCTGTGGTAAATGTTGAGTTCCGAAACGTTCTCGGCATCAAAACATGGATGCACAGCATGGATTTTCCCGGTTTTCCGCTCCGGTAAGCGAGGGTGCTACTTTCCGCCAATACTAACGGATTTTTCCTGCAGAACGCAAGCGCTTATAGTCCTCGTAGCTCCCGGTAAATTCGCCATCTGCAGTAACGGCATCGGCCACGGTCGATGTGCCGCGGATAGGCGTAATTGGCGCTGGCGCCTTGCTGGTCTTTGGCCTCGTCGCCGGCGGTTCGTCGGCCACCGCTTTCTTCTCGAATTTCGCTTCGAGCCTGCCGATTGCCCGCAAGCTGGCCGCCGGTGTCATGTCGGCGATGGCCTTCGCAAGTTCCGGGTGCTCGGCTAGGTGGTACAGGATGCGCGGCCCGGCGTCGCTCTCAATGATGGCGTCGCGCACGGCGTCGGACACCACCACGTCGCTTGCCGTGATCGCGTCGTCAAAGTCCGGGATTTCCGCCTTGACCGCGGTCAGGCGCTCGCGCCAGCCGTCCACCACCTTGGCCTTTGCCAATTCTTCCGTTTTCTTGCGTTCTTCCGCATCGCGGGCGATGAGCGCCTGTTTGGCGGCCCACTCGGCCAGGCGCTCGGCGTACTCGAAAGCGTCGGTAAAATCCGCCGGCTGCGGTTTTTGCGGTTCTTGCGGTTTTTCCGCATGCTGTGGCTTCTCGATCGCTGCCAGGCGCGCCTCGAGGTCGGCCGCCCGCTGTTGCGCCTTCGCAGCGTCGGCCCGTGCTTCCTCGCGCTGGCTAGTCAGTTTCTTGAACCGCTCCTGCAGGCGGCTTTTGTGATCGTCACCGTCCTGGTCGTCCTCATCAGGTTCCGTCTCTGGCGTCTTGTCCTCGCCGGGCGGGGTTTCGTCCTGCTGCGGTTCCGGCGTGTTCTCTACGGGCTGCTTCGCCTCTTCCTCGTTGGAAACGATGACGACACTGCTTTCCTGTTCGGCCATTGCGCTTGATCCTGGTTAGTTGATCGGTGGTTCTAGCTCGTTGCTCTTTCCGGCGAGTTGGCTGTCCTGCACAGCGGAATGCGCCGCGAAGGCTTGCGCATCGCGGGCGCTTACAAGGTGCTCCGTGAGCAGCTTGACGAGGCCGTTGATCTCGGCCACGTTCTGCGCGCTGAGCGCCTTGGTTTCGACATCGTGCCGCCGGGTGGCGGTGACGCTTTCCACGTCGTGCGCCCGGACCGTCTGGCGCATGTGCTCGCGCTGCGTTTCGCCTTCTTGCTTCATGCGCTCGATCTCGGAGCGCATCTTGATCTCTTGCTCGGCCGCCTGCAGGCGCTCGGTGAGCATCTTGATCTGCTGCTCGCTCTGCTTGAGGCGTACCTGTGCAGCCGGGGGAACGTCGCTCTTTTCGTCCAATTGCGCAAGCGGGTTCATGCTGGCCAGGCGGTCGGCGATCACTTCGGCGCCGGGGAAGTCCGAATTGCGGAAATACAGGTCGCCAACGGCGCCCATGAGTTCCTGGTTGTTCATCAACGGGGCGATGGCGTCCACCGCCTCTTGCCGCTTGCTGTTATAGCCCGGCCCGGTGTCCATCACTACATCATATCCGCCCACCGTCACATCGTTCTTGATCACCTCGCCCTCGGCCGTCGTCTGGCGGTCGTTGAGCGTGATCACATCAGGCTTCCCGTCGTCGCCGATGATGCGCTGCACTCGGCCGGGCGTATCGTAGATGTAGGGCACCAGCCCGACAATGATCTTCCCGGTATGCGCCATGCTGCGGGTGAGGTTGTCATAGAAGTGGAAATTGCTGTTGTCGGATTGCTGCTTCTCGGCGTTGAGGGCCTTGCCGCTGACATTGCCAGTCACCCGCATGGCGGGGTCCACCACGCCCAGGACTTCGCGCAGGTTGCCGGATGCCACTTGCAGCGCCTGCAGGATGCCGACAGGCGGCGCCTCGGGCTGTACGCGGGTGGGCGGCGGTGCTGGCTGTCCATCCACGTCCGTCTGCTTGTAGCGCAGCACTGGCCGCGCTGAAAGGTTCGCTGTGGCCCATTCCTGCTCGTGGCCCTCGTCCTGGCCCTCCGCAATCATCCACTTGGCCTTGGGTGCCAGCGCGATTGATTCTGTCGCCGCGGTTTCCCAATAGTTGACCATGCGCTGCGGGTCCATGCCATCTTTGACCATGCCATATATCCGCCGCTTGCCGTCGACAATCTCGACATTGCCGTAGACGGGAACCACGGGAATGTAGCGGCCGGGGAAGGTCCGCCGGTCGAGGATTTCCATCGCCGTGAGTTTGAACCACTCCACGGACCGGCGAAACGATTTGCGCTCGGTGACAATGGCCAGGCCGTACTGCTCGAGGTCCGCCGGGAGTTCGTCCTTCCAAGCAATCGAGCGATCGGACAACATCACAAGCGTGGCCGGATCGAGGCGCAGCCGGAAGTACTCCGCCACCCGCGTTTCTTCTTTCGTGATCCAGTCCACCACGTCGCCGGTGGCAGTGCGCAGGAAGGCGCTGCCGTCGTCGGCCTTTGGGTATTGCCGCTTGAATGCGGCTTTGGTCATGGTGTCCGTGATCAGGCACTGCTCTGCGTCGCATCCGTCCGGTTCGTTGCCGTCCATATAGACCGAAAACGGGTTTTCAACTCGGTCGATGTAAATATCTTGATCGAAGGATTTTTCATCGATAAAGTCTGTGCGCAGGCGCCAATACCCTCGTCCCGCTTTAACGGCCAGGTCAAAAGCTGTGTCATACGCGGTGTCGGCGTTGCTGTTCACCTCGACATGCCGGCAAATACCCTTGATCACGTCGGCAATTTTCTTCGTGGAGCCGCCGCCTGTCGGGTGAATGCCAATGCGCGGCCGTTGCTGGCGCTGCTGGTTGCTGACTTGCCTGCAGAATCCGGCCAGTTTGTTAATCGTCAGGCACGGCCGCCACTCGATTTCGCGCTGGCGCTGCATTTCGGAGGGCCACTGCTCGCCGAACACGAACCGGATCGCCTTCTGTGCTTCCGCCCGGTATTCGCTTTCCACCTCGGCGCGTTCGGCCATGAACCTGATGGCTTCGTCTATGATTTTGCGGTCGTCTTCGATCATTAGAAACTCATCCAAGAGTTAGATTCGGGCATTGGCAGCGGGCGGTGGCCGCGGGCTTCCGCGGGAGGGCGCTTCGCCGATCTGCGCGCACCCTCGCAAGCATAACGCAAAGAGTCGATTACGTGATTATCCGCGTCCCGCAGCACGGGGATAACCGCGCCCGTCAACGGGTCCGTCTTGTAACTGTAGAGTGTCAGTTCGTCGATCAGGTGAGTGCATCTCGGATGCACCACTATGTCAAATGATTTCAGGAATTCTACGCCTTCTTCCAGCGACTTTGCGCCTTTGACCGCCGGCAGCATCCGGGGGAAGCCGTGGCGCTGCATGTAGCTGATGGTCTCCGGGCGCGCGCTGTCGGCCACGGTCGGCCACCGCTCGGCGTCCGGGACTGTGCGGAATAGCTCCGGCAGGAAGTCGATCTCGCAGCCAATCATGTACGCTTCATGCGGGACGTACAACGTTCGCCCTTCGATTGCCGCCTGCACCAGCACGGAAGGATCTATTGAAAACCCCCAGTCGGCTCCTTGCCTGAGTACCCATTCCGGTTTGATCTCGAACTCCTCGATGCGCCAGTTGCGGAATACTCTCGCCTCGCTGTTGCGCTGGTATCCACCTAGCCACACATGCGCGAATTTGTCAGGGTCGCGCTTCCGGTCATATTCCAGCTCCTCCAGCAGGACCTTTGGCAGCCACGGATTGCTGCGGTAATTCGCCTCGACGCATACCGTCCCGTGCGGCGGGTTGTCGCCCCGCAGGAGCACGTCGACGGGGTCCGTGGCGTGGTTTGGGTTCCAGCTAAACCAGATCTCGGACGCTTCCTTTCGGATGGTCGGGCGCAGTAGGTCGAGCGAGCGCTGGCTTAGGCTCTGCGCTTCCTCCACCCACGCCACATCGAAGCCCTCGAGCGATTTGATTGATTCCGCAGTGTGGTTGCGCATGCCGGAAAACGTGATCAGGCTGCCGTTCGCGCCTATGATTTTGTCATACATGACAGTGAAGCGCTTACCCACGCGCAGGGTTTCTATCTTGGATTCGAGCAGCTTCTTGACCGACTGCTGCAGGCTTTCCTGGATCTCGCGCACGCAGACAACGTGCGTCTTTGCCGCCAGGCATCTGCGTATCAGCATTTCCGCGAAGAAGTGTGATTTCCCGCTTCCCCGGCCGCCGTAAGCGCCTTTGTAGCGGGCCGGCGCAAGCAGGGGCTTGAACACGCGCGGAGTGTCGATTACCAGCTCAAATGCTTTCGCCATCAATCCCCACTCGCAAAATTGCGGTACTGCTCGAGCGCTTCCTGCTGCGGATCTACGATCCGATGCGTGATAACCGCGATTTCCTCGCCGCCGGTGTCCTTTGGTATCCGGTCCTTGTGCGACTGGATCAGTTGCACGCTCAGCGCGGCGGCGTCGTTGCTCATTTTGGTTAGCGCGCTGATCGCCTGTAGCACCTCGGGGTTGGCCATTGGATCGTCTGCGTCCACCTTGCCCACTTGCCTGGCGGCGAGGGCAGACAGGCGGAAGGCGGTGAAGCTGCCGTGGCCAGCGGCGCCTGCCAGGTTGAACGAGATTAGCCGGAGTTCGTCTGCCAGATCGCGGCATGCAAGCTGACTGACCGTGGATAGCTCGTTGAATGCGGCCTCTGCTTCGGTGATCTTTTCGGCCACCCGGCGCACTTCTGCGGAGTCGAGGCTCAGGTTGTTGCGAACGGATGTAACTGAAATCCCGGTTTTCGCCGCAATGTCGCGCAGGGTGGCGCCCCGTGCGCGCATCTTGTCGATCTCTGCGACCAGTTCATCATCGATCTGCCGTGTGCGGCCCACCGTCGATTACCAGTCGTTGACGGTGTCCAATGCCGCCTTGCTGACTGCCCCAGGCCGAGCGCTGGCGCCCCGTTGCGGGTTGCGCTTGTGGGCCGCGGTCATCCTCGCGCCCCACTGTTTTTTGGTTTCGCCCTTCATGGGCGCTGATCCACTAGCCATTGCTACACTCCTGCCAGGCGCTGCGCCTGTTCCGGTTTGTCTGAGCCAGCAGCGAGCACCGCCGACCATAGATCTGTCCTGCGAACCGCCTTGTTGATCGTCTTGTGCTTTTCGACAATCGAAGCGTGAACATCGTAGCAAAAACCGTACAGACCTGGCGAGTTCTCGATCACGATTTGTTCGATGTTGCTGCTTGACCGGAGATTTGCGCTGCCGTGAATCACTATGCGCTTTCCGCATTGCGTGCGAATCATCGCGATCTTGGTGTGCACGCTGGCTACCGCCACTTGCAGGTGGTCGTCGACGTCCAGCGTAGCGTAGAGATAGGGAATAATCCCGCGGCGCTCAGTCTGGAAATAGTAGTGACTGACGATGATGTTCAGGTGACGCAGATAGCCGCCGTTGATTAGGTTGGCCAGGCTGTCGACATTGTCCTGGCTCATGCTGAGCGTTGAAATGGTCAGATCGCACCGCCAGTCGTTGCGCACGATCAGCGCTTCGATCAGATCGCCAAACACGAATTTTCCGTCCAACAGCACGAAGGCCCGGAAGCCGTCTGCAATCTCGCCAAGGGCGTCCACCAGCTTTTCCGCGTTGTCATACTTCACGCGGATCTCGTCCAACTCCTCGCAATCGTGCGGCTCGATAAACCGCGACTGCTTGACGCCGGCCACAGTAAACGGCTTAAAAGAAGCGGGAAGGTCGAATAGGCCCACAGCGGATTAGCCTTCAATCACGCCAACAAGGTCCGCCTCGCGCATGGTCACGTAGTCGCGGCCGTTCAGCTTCATGGCGAGATTCGCGTACTTGGAAAACAGCACTCTATCGCCCTCGCGCACGTCGAGGGGCAGATAGCTAGCCTTGCTCGATCGCTTGCCGGGGCCGATAGCCACCACAGTACCCTGGTCTAGCTCCTCTTGCGCGGTGGCCGGGAGGACCAAGCCGCCTGCTGTGAAGGTCTCTGGCGCGTCGCGTTCCACCACCACCACATCATCTAAAGCTCGGAACCCTCGCATGCTGCCCTCCAGAATTGGTCGATAAGTGCACATTGTGCACAGAATATCGCCGTTTGTACAGAATTGTGCACAAAGGAAAGCTGCCCTACCACGGGTCTATGCCGCTATGCCACCGTTCAACCAGCATCAGCTCAGTTGAGCAATCTTCCGGCCTTAGACGCTCACAATCGCCGTCTAAGGCGTCCGATACCTCGACTAAGGCCACGCCATAGACGCGAATCTTTAAGCGCCTCTGGCGCGCCGCACGCGTCTTGTAGGGCATGTGTGAATAGAGGCGGGAGGTTTTTCCGGACATTGTCGCGTCACCTTGTCGCCCATGCCTCGTCAATCGCCACCGTCGCGGCGTCGACTCCTGCCCGATGCACATTGATCAATTGCTGTGCAGTCGCATACGAGAAGCCGGCCAGCATGATCTCCCTCGCCCTGGCCAGGTTAGCCTGGTAGCGGTCCTCGCCGCCCGCCTCCGCGGCGTCTGCAATCCGCAGATCCATTTTTGCCAGCCAGTATGTGGCGATGGTGCTCGCCCGTTCGTTTTGCGATTCGCTGCCGCCTGCGATTCTGATATGTGTCATTTTGCGCTCCTTGGTTTGGCCTTCGTTTCGGAATCTGTATTAAAAACGTTGTTATAGCCCAATGTCAACAACTTTCGTCAGTACCCCCTCCAACTTGCCGACAGCATAAAGCAGCGCACCCTCCAGAAATTTGCCCTTAAAAACGCACACAATTTCAATGGCATAATCAGGGCCTTCCCTGACCACAGATTTGTCCTCCATATCGTCCTCTACCTTTCGTGTAATATTCTGCACGTTCGCCATTTCCAGTCGATCCTGCCCGACCACGCCAAGCCGGTCAAAACAGGTCCAAAGGTTTTTGTAAAATGCTGCAAAGAATGCGTTTTTTGGCTGCGTCAGTGCGTCATCTGCGTCATCCCTAAAGGGAGATGACGCAAGATGACGCACTTCGCAGGGTCGCACGGG